CAGGCGTAATACTTGCTAGCCATTCTTCCATACCATATTGTTTACCGCCTGATCTAATATCAGCGTGTAAATGTGGGCCGCTAGAATCTCCAGAATAAGGAGCGCCTTTTGCGCCACCAGATAGTGCAATTTCTGTACCTTCATCAACAAACCCGGACGTTATAATTCGTTGTTTAAGGTGCATAAGATAAACTCTTACGCCATCATTACTAAGAACAGAAGTATAGTCACCTGCAAGTGAGTTATGCCCTGTACTTACCATACCGCTGAAGGGGGCTACAATAACTGTACCCTCACTAACAGCATAATCAGTACCGGCACCAGACCCCCTAGCAATGTGACAAGCAGCATTACAAGATATAGGAGGTTTACCTGCAATAGGTCTTCTTGCCATTAAAATAATCTCCTTCTTATTCTTGGTACTGTTCGCTCTAATAGATCAATTTTATTCATAGAGTCAACTTGATTAGTCTCAAGTTTACCCATACGATCATAAAGACCCTTAAACTTTTGGTCTAGATCATCCCTAAGATTGATCTTATGATCGTTCATAACTTCGTTACGAGTTTGTTCACTATTAGAAGAAGCAGCTTTAGTGTGTTTTCTAATTGAGAATAGAAAGGGAATTGTGGCAGCAACAACTATAGCAAAGGCCCCAATACATACACCAATAAACGTTAGAATGTCGCTGCCATTAAAATACATATTAAATTATTGCCCCCACTTATTAAGTTTTACTCTACTACCTTTTGAACACTTCCATAAAAGTGTTTCTAGTTACCTGATTATCAAATGACATGTTCCCCCTTCTAAATGCCGCTCTAAGATTAGCAAGCGGTCTGTCTGTAAATGAAAGTAGCATCTTACTATTATCCATTTTATCAGAGACAATAGTATATATTTCTTGTTGTTTTGGCAGCTTGTTCTGTATCCAATAGTAAGACGTAAACAGATTATACCACACACTAAATTGCCCATTGGTGCACTCTAGGGTGAACAAATAGCGTGCCTTACTATCTTTAAGTTCAAGCATTTTATCAGTGTTATCAGCAAAAACGTTTTCAACAGCGTAATCAGCATAATCACTATCTTTAATAAATCGACCAAAATTAGTCTCATAAACATCATCATTAAAGAGTTGATTGTCTGCAATATGAGCTACAATGAAGCCTTTATTTTTAATGATAAACTCATCACCCGGTTGTGGAACAATATCCCAAGCAATAAAATAGGGGTTCATAATGCTAACACTGTTAGCAAGAAAGAATACTCTTGTTTTATCTTTCCACCTATCAACAGTTGAATAGAAGTTATTAAAGATTGTGCTCTCATTAGGTAGATAGTGAGTAGCGCTTTTTTCAATAATAAACTCATCAAAGATAATGGTTTTAACTCTAGGGAAAGCGGCAGACTTATAATTCTGAGCTTGACTAAGGGCAATAAAATATCCCATTGTAACCCACTCCCGCTTCTTAGTATCCCTATCTGCAACATGTGACCATTGAGCAGCAAAGCCACTAGCTTTAAAATCATACTGCGGGAATAGTTCTTTAATATCTTCAAAGAAGGTTGCCCTAGCCGTGGCTAGCTCTTCTTTATAACGTCTAAGATAAATAAATTGATCCTGCTTTTTAATGTTATCACGTATTGCTCTTTTCTTAGCACCATAAGTCTTACCTTGACCACGGTTACCAATAAGAAGGTTATAAGTGCCATTAAAAGAAAGTATTTTGGAGTAATTATAATAGTTACTCATGTCGTTTGTACCTCTCCAAATTCGTGACCTCTAGCCCTCATATAAAGAATAGGATCAACAGCTATATTACTTGTATCTTGTGTTTGAAAATGAAGATGTGGACCAGTTGCATCACCAGTTTTACCAACAGAACCAATAATTTGTCCTTTAGTAACAACGTCACCAACAGAGACAAGTGGCAAAGTAGGCATATGCATATACTGTGACCTAGTACCATCAGGGTGGCTAATCATACACCAATTTCCAGCCCTAGTATTAAAAGTTGAGGTTATAACAGTGCCAGCGCTAATAGCCCAAATAGGTGTACCAGTAACACCAGAACCTGTAATATCAATGCCATAATGGTACCCAACATAAGGTGTAGTACGAGGTCCAAAAGGCGAGCTAATCATCCAAAGAGAAGTGTTCATTGGCCATTCCCAACCAGTAAGATCACCAGAACCCGGGCTGCCTGTAACGCCCCCCACACCATTAACAATCCAAACATCGCCATTAGTAGGATAAGCAAAAACAGATGACCCATCACTACTAATTACGTTAAAAAGATCCCCCCACTTTTGAATAGTGGTGGTAACATAATCAACTCCCGGAGTTGGATCAGTTGTTACTATCCAAACATCTAACCCTGTAGGGTACGCCATAACAGTTAGGTCATTATCAAGAGTAATACTTAAAAGATTACCCAAATATCTAATGTTTTTCATGGCGTACCCTACAGTCTGTTATTAGTTTAAACTACCTGAAAAGCAACCTTGGCCACACCAGCCGGCGTAGAGTCAGAAACAAAAGCCCAAGCAGTAGGAAGAACACCAGATACAGCAGCGTGTGTAGGCATAAGCCCTGTAATAGCTAGAGCAGAAGTTGCAGCAGGAAAATCAATAGCCGTAAGTGGCAGACCATTAATTGCAACACCAGTAGTGCCTTGAGAAACATATGCAATCCAATATGTCCCCGGAGGAAGTGTAGTAACACAAGCAATAGTCTTGTTACCAGTTGTTGAAGTATCAATGCTACCAGCATCAATAATCAATGCGCCGGGATACCCAATACCATTATCTGCATAGATACCCATACGGATAGTTGAAGCAGCAACAGCAGTTGTTACTGTAAGTGACAACTGAGCAACGTTAATAGCCTTTTGAATTGTAATGGGAACAACACAAAGATTATTGATTGTTGGTGAGATTGCTGTAGGAGATCCAACAGGAGCAGTAAACCAACGATTAGCACGAAGCTTTCTAGCCATGCCATTGCCGTTACGGATCACAGTGCTAACGTCTACAGAAGAAACCAACTTAATATAAGCACCAGTCGGTTTCAAAATTTCTTCATTAACACAAAGATCAGAACTAAGTACCCCAGAATCTACAGTAACACTATCACTACCACCAGTAATAGAAGGGGGTACCGGCATTTTATGCCCGCTTGTACCAGCGTAGAATCTAATACCACGAATACCACCAGTACCGTTATTCCTAATTTTGGTAATACCAATATGTGCATTATTACCAGTAATAACAACCATAGTCTGAGCATTATCAGTTACATTGGTATTGTAGGTAATATCAAGCTCACCGATATTCCAATCATCCCCCATATTAAGAGCGCGCATACCCGTAGTAGAAACACTAGTAGCAAGTTGAATACGAGCACTACCAACCATCTTACTGTAATAACCGGGAGGAGAAGTAGTAAGTCCTTGATCGTCAATAATAGATGCAGTACCAGACCCATACTGCTGAGTAGTAATATCGGTTCCAATAATACTGTCTACCAGCATTGGCCCCCAAGGATCAACAACAATAAGAATACCAGGACAATTTCTTGCAACAATAGACTTAATAAACGAGCCACTCTGGCCCTTAAAAGCTACGGCATGACCTCCAACTGAATCCCATGCACTAACTTCGTGACTATTGTTAGTTGCAGGAATTGGCCCTGCTACAGCATACAAAAGGTGTGCAGGATCGGCGCTATCTGTCATTTGGATATAAGAGCCTCGAACTTTAAAGTCTCCACCACTTTGCAGATAATGAGCAATACCAAAGTCAACAGAACTTACAGTAATGTCAACTTTGTTACCAAGTCTAAGAAGACCATCAGTAACACCACCAAGCAACTGACAACCAAAAACAAACCCTGTAATAGTGCCTGTTACAGTACAATACGCACCATCAATGAGAACACCAGTACAGTTAGACCTAGGAGTGTGACCATTAGGGTTACCAGTAAGCGGAATATCAGCAAAGAGAATCCTCCGACCAAGACCGTTATCATAGTATAGTTTAGCAGTAGGCGAGTCACCAAGAAACACCTTAACATTAGTTGCAGTACCCCCAACATAAAAGCCGGGAAGACCAACTGTTTTCTGTACAATAAGAGCGTCTCTAGCATCAAGAGTCATACCAGTGTAAAGGTTAATCTGATTAGTAAGCTTCCAAGGAGTTGCAGCATTAGTCCTATCAAGCTGTGGAATAACAACAGTCCTATAGCCGGCTGCATAAGCAGCATCAACAGCAGCCTGTATAAAAGTAGTATGATCGGCAAGAGCAACGATAGCAGCAACTGTGCTAGTGGACTCATAAACAATGTTCCAGAAAGTCCTACCACTAGCAATTTTAGCTTTATTTGCATAAAGACCATCAAGAAAAATCCTAGTAGCAGTTGCAGCATTATTTACAATTGCATTAACAACAGGATCACTAACTGTAATAGAAGAGGCAACAATTGCCGCAACTTGAGCGTTTACATAGTTAGTCAGATTAGTAATTTCACCGTTAACAAGTGTATTTTGAGCGGACAAATCGTTAACAACAGCAAGAAGGTTAGCATCGAGAGCAGTATTAACCTGCCCAATCAACGTGCTAATTTCAGCACCAATAGCAGTATTATTATTGTTTAGAAACGCAACAAGCGTATCATTAACGTATACTCGCAGATCATCAAGTGTATTAAGATATGTTGCACCATCCTTATAAGTGAAAGGTGCAATATTAGAAAAAGGCGAAAAAGGGGGAAGATAATCAGAGATAAGAGTCATTAGAACGATAGCCAATCATAGTTAGAGTTATTTGCAAAAGAATCGCCGTTATCCCAAATTTGCATGAAAAGTTCTTCAAGCTCATTAATTACCATCATATCGACATTAACAAATGAATCACGATAACGAATAAGAAGATCACTAGCAGCACCCTGATAACCAGTAATTGTGGTTGTGCTACTAGCCGTATCTGTAGTAGTTCCATTAGAAGTTTGATTACCTGTACCACTAGTTGTGTTCTGACTATTTGAGTCAGTAGCAGCACTAGCGTAATCTTCGTCACCTTGTAGCATTGTCTGTGGAGTGTCGCTACTAACAGAACGAGCACCAGAAACAGCGCTACTATTAGTTGTGTTAGCACCTGTCTGAGTATTAACAACAGTATCAGTCATACTATTCGCAGTAGAAAGATCGGTTGTTCTAATTGGTATAATTGCAATTTTGGTACTCAGATAATACTGATTATAAAATGGCATAATCTCATTCATTTTACGTCGCATAGCAAGATGCCATACACCGATTGATTCCATACCAATCTCACGGTTCATAAAATGATCAAAAATCTTACCATTAAGAAAAGGCCGATAATCAGGATAAGAAGTATTATCGCTAAATAGAGGATACTTATCTAGCGCAAGGTCTCCCCCTGTAATAACTGATATACCACTAGAAGAATCCCAGTTACCCCCTGTTGTTAATAGTACGTCCTTAAGACGCATAGTGAATACAGCACCACTTGACATTTACTTGTCCCCTTCAATTTTTGGAGTCTTGGTAGAAGGAAGTTTTAGCTCTTCTCGCTCTTCATCAGTAAAATAACTAACTTTAATATTAAGACCATAATGCTCATTAATTTTCTTAACAGCATTTTGCCGTTCATTAAGATTAACAAACCTCATCATAGAGCTTTGGTCATCATTAGCAGCAACTTCATCAGAAACAAGTCGCTCTTTTTTATCCTGATTAGCAGAATCAATACCAAGAAGAGTCATACATTTGTTCCATTGACGATCTCTAACAATATCAAGATTAAGAATTGTCAAAGGATCAATACCAAGATCAAGAGCCTGTATATCTTTAAGATCAATATTACCTCTAATCTGGAGATTATTTTGACCTTCCTCAATCTGGCGACTTAAATTCCTCATAGAAAGATTCATATTCTCGTTGCTAACAACTACTTTTGGTTGACGCGCGTTAAGAGAGTTAATCTCAACAGTACGATCAAACATAGCAAGTCTACGAGCATAGATTAAAACAATATCAACATCAGCAATACGTTGTTTATTGGCCCAAATAGGAATACCCATTCCCATATCAACCCCAAGCTTTTTACCGCTACTATTTTCTTGATAATACTTAGTATCTTGTACAGCGCTAACACTAACACTAACAAAGTTATTACCAATGACATTAAACCCTGTAGGATTATTCTGATAATCTAGCCAACCATTAGTATTAGCTTTAAGAGCCATAAATTTGTCATAGCGACCATCTTTATAAAACACAGAAAGAGCCTGATAAAAGAGTGTAAGCTCTAGAAACCTAAGGTCAATTTCTTCTGGTACATTTTCCCATTTAAACCGACTAGCTGCAAGATCAGTTAGCAGTCTAATATACATATTTTCGATGGCGCGTTCATTATCATTAGCGTTATTACGTTTAAAACCCATATTACGCCATTCATCATAAACACCCCCTGCGCGACCACTATTATTACTACCCATTACAAACTGATTCCTCCCAGTGGTACATTATCAGCTAAATCAGTATTACCAATATAGTCTGGGCTAGCCCAAACAGTAATACCCTTTTCAAACATCCCCCTAATAATCTGCTTAAACCCCTCAGGCATATTAGCAGAAACAATATAAGTCTCAAGTAGTTTCCAATAAGTAAACTTACTCATAGCCATAAGACTAGCAGGAATGGGAGCAAACTTTCTAACAGCATACCCATATCTAAGCCAATATTCGCCAACAGTCCTTAATGCGGAATTATCAATAAGTTTCCATCTAAGAGAAAGTTCCATATTACCAGTAACAAGGTTAAAAGTATCTCCGCCGGCTTGACCACTAGTGCTAGGTTGAGTCATAGAAGCATCACTTACTTGAGCATTAATACCAGCAATAGTGTTTTCGTAATCCCCCTTTGCAGCCCAGTCAGCTAGACCCTTATTTGTATCATTTACATAAGTAGTCTGATTATTCTGACCAGTATTAGAACCTCTAGAAACTTGCTGAGTAATACTGGATGCCTGTGTGTTAGCATCTTGACGATTCCCAAGAGTCATACTATCAACAACCATATTACCAACACCACTAATAGCGCTTCCAAGAGCCTGTGGACCATTAGTACCCATACCAGCGATACCACTAATTACACTACCGGCAGCAGAAACAGCAAGGTTGTTAGCCATAAGAAGATTCTGATTAGCAGCCTGAGCACCAACACCAGCATTTTGCAGCGCATTAATGTTTTTAGAAGCTTGAACACCCTTATTAGTCTGATCGTAACTAACCTCATTACCCCTAAGAGCACGAGACTGAGCCCAACCAGCACTCTGTCTAGAATAAGGAATACCAGCAAAGTTAGAAGCAAGGTATCCTAGAGCGCCATTATTTACAATTGCAAGAGTAGGAAAATTATCAATCATTGTACTAAAATCAAGATAATCTCCCATATCATCACCAGCATTAATATTTTCAGCTGGCCCAGATGTACCATGCATAGGATCAATAGGTGAGCTAATAGAAGCCGTATTATATCTAAGTGGGCGAAAAACAATTCTCTGGTGTGGTGGAGTCATTGTTGCAGTCTCAACTATTGTAGCGTCATTATCATTCCATGCTTC